CCTGATGGGATAGAAGTCAAGTGTACTATCGTGCCGGGCACGGCCATAGTAGGATTAGAGCTAATTACAGGCTTCGTTAAGTTCCGCTCGGGCGGGCGTGAACACCCTATTAACCAGAACGAGCTTCGCGAGTTCGCGATCGCGGTACTCAAGCCCCCTGTGATCGCGGCCAATCTAGCCGTTGAGCAGAAGTACTAACCGTTCGCGCTCATCGCCTTCGGCGAGGGCTTGTATCCCTGGAAGCCGTTGCCCTCGATAGAGATTTCGAGCATACGGGACTTTACCATGACCTCAAGTATTTTACCAATGTTATGAGCTGGGACTCGCTCGCGGAGGAACGATATTATGAGAGACTCAGGGACTGCTTTTTTCTCTTTAGCATAGAGCGACCAGACGTAGTTCCAGGTCTCGTTCATACTGTTCGAGTCGCCACCGCCTACCATCGACTTAAAGATGTCGGGCATGTAGGTTTCAGCCTCTACGAGCCAGTTGAGAGCCTCGGTGTAGTGATCCAATCCGATTACTTTCTGCCCGCCCCGGGAGATGCTGGAGATCATGCACAATTTGAGGAGATGTGCGAGTCGGCGACTGTTGTAATACTGAAGCTTCTGGTGTGTAGGTGCTGGGTGGAGACCGGACTTGACCCAGGCCTTGATGGCCGAGGCGGCGGGCGTTGTGAAGGACATTTGCCCGTATTCTAGGGCAATGGTCTTGAGATCGTGCAGTAAGTCGTTGTGTACTCGTAGTGTGAATGCAGTGTTTCCATCCTCAGCGAAAGGGTCTCGGGCTACTTTGTCACCTGAATAGATGAGGATGGTCCTGGAAAGGAAGCCTTGATCCCATGCACCCGGAGGCAAGACCTCATTAAGATATGAAGGAGTAGTCGCTCCCAGAAGGTTAATCTGAGGCTCCTTGATTTTAATATGAAGGTCTTTTCCGCGCCGCCGCTGTTCGATGTAAAAGCCGTCGTAGACATCCGTTAGCTGATTCATGAGGGTGGTCTCCCACGCGGGGATCAGTACCCCGAGCTCGCGAGAGATCACAGTCAACGAATTGAACTCGACGTAGGGTTGGGATGCGTTAAGCTGAATGATCCGCCGCACCGCTTGCGCAAGCGAGTCGAGGAGACTCGCCGAGGTCATGTCACTGGGACCTACACAGATGTCTGGGACTTCGCGCAAGATTCTCTCGCCCGGGTGAATGGCTACACCCTTGCCAATACCAGGCGGACCAACGAGGATCGTATAGAGGTTAGGGTATAGGGCGCTCCCCATGGTCCTAACCCAGACTTTACGTTCGACTGCAGCCGCAACGAACGAAATCGCCACCCACTTCCTAAGCAGTGGGGGCGAGGGTACGATCTCCGTGTAGTCTATGTATGTGTCGATCCAGCTACCTAGCCTACGGATACCTGCGGGTGCGCCCATCGGGGTACTTAGCCAATCCGTTTGGATTTTCTTCTGATGCCTTGGCCCAGTTCCATCCCACCTGACATTCTACGGGGACGACGAAGCGTCGTCCGCCCTCGAGTTCCAGGGGTACACGCATAGCCTGTAGAATTTGTGGTATGACCTCATTTTCTTTCTCCTCGGGATACTGTATCAAGATCGAGTCGTGACCTTGTAACATAATGCTGGCGATGTTTAGTCGCCATACGGCAAGCATTGCATTATTCATCTCGTCGGCGGTCATTGACTGGCCTAGGAAGGCTACCGCCTGTTTAAGGGTATCGTTCTCGTCGCGGCGGCCAAAGAACCAGCGCTTGCGGCCGAACGGGGTGACGAGGTAGCCCTCCTCGACAATGCGAAGGCGGACCCACTCGTGCAACTTGGGTATGGCAGGGAAGGTCGGAAAGTATAGGGCCTGAAAGTCCTTGACTACGGACTGTTCGATCTTAGTTTGTTTGCTCATTTCGAATGCTGAACCGAGATAATTAGTACCATGTCCAAGCATTTTGCACATATGCCGTAGGCTGTGGTGGCGGTAGTATGGTTGCTCTGCAATGGCCCGATCGGACCTAAGGTTTCCGGTCCAGGGCAAGTCGGGTCTGGACATCTTTGCAACCGTCGTATGTAGGTCTCCGCTTTCACAGGCGTCAAGGTAGGTGGGGTCTCGGAAGACATTCCAGCACAACGCTCCTATGTTACGGCTGTCAGCCTGTTCGAGGTCGATGTTCGCAAACTTCATTCCTCGGTCGGCCACGAAGATACGCCGAAGGCGCTCTTCAATGTTCTGGAGATTTCCTCCAGTCCCGAAGTCATTAAGAGAACTAGAGAAGCGACCTGTTGTAGTTCCGGCAATGTTATAACTCGTGCGTAGCCTGCCATCGGCATCAATCTTTGTCTCAAGGACTCCGATCTTTTTACCAAAGTCTCGCAGAGCGAGGATATGTCCAATGATTGGCTGTGCGATAAAGTGAACTTGGAGTCTTTCAAGGGCTTCCCGGTTGACGGTTCGAACGAGTTCTCCCTTGTCGTTTCGCTTTCGGACCTCGGGTAGTCGGAGAACATCGTAGAGAAGGGCTGCAACATGACTGTTTGATCGCCACGCCTTAGTCTTACCCGTATCTCTGAAAGAGGTGTAACCAACTCCTTCGTGAACGATGCGATACAGCTGCTGTTGGAGTCGGTCAGTATCACTTCGATACTGGACAATGGCTCTTTGACGTTCGTGCTCATCAATAAGTACTCCTCTCATGTTCATCTCGAGTACTGGACCCTGAAGAGCGCGCGAAAGCGCATAGGTACTCGACGTGAGGTTGTCGAGCTGAGGAAGGATCTCCTCCAGGACTTCGAGGGTCACACAGCAATCCAAGCCGTTGTAGACCCAAAGTTTTTCTGTCTCGGATTTAAGAGAGTCTTTACGTAAAAGATCTGTTCGGATGGTCTTCATCGGTCCCTCAGATGGGTATTGAACCACGCCCCCTTAGAAGGCGAGGTGACAAAATCGAGGAACTCTTCTTCCGTGCCCGGGTAGTCATAGCTGATCGAACCCCCACGTTTGAAGACCACTGTGATTACGCCCTGGCGATAGCCGATCTGGGAGATGGCGGACGAGCCTACGGGTATGGTGGTCCCCTCCTCCTCAGAGTATTTGACACCGAGTTGCTTAAGAAAGTTGCCGAGCGCGGACTCAGCCTCAATACCCTCTGCGGCTTCGCCCGCGGCAACTATGCCACCGGCAAGTCGGGATAGGATTGTAGGGATTGCCATGTCAATCTTCCTTTTTAATAGTTTCTTTATGCTTCAGTCGGATGCCGAGCTTCCAGGCGGACTCACTGGTATAGACTGAGCCCAGATAGTCCAAGCCCTTAGGACTCTCTGGTTGTAGCGCATGATGGAGAAGCATAGTATCATGCTCGGCGTTGACAATAGGTATACCATAGCCACGCCATAACCTATGCATGTCGAACAAGCCATTCTGAAATACCTTTGGTACAGGGCACGCGCACACGCGCTTGACCCATTGCCAAGCGGCAAGCTCGGCCTCGAGCGAGCCCCAATAGTTTAGCCCGGGCTTCCGCATGTCCTCGAAGGGCACCACGAGTGCGAGGTCAATCGCGGGGGCGAACCCAATGCAGGTTATTCGGTCCCCTCGAGTTTCGATGTCGATGGAGAGTCGGACTGCGCCCGCAATGAACTTGTCGTAGAACCAGTCGAGCTCGGAGATAAGGGGCTCGGTATAGATGGTCCGGATTGGCCGCCTAATCTCGGGATACTCTGACTCGCGTCGGGCTTTCTGGAGGTCGAGGACGGTAACGTGCCGGGCTTCGTATCCCCCCTGGAGGATGTAGGAGGGGTGGAAGGTGGGGAGGACTTTGCGTCCCGGTAGAACGGGGGAATCTGCGACTGCCCCCCGAAGCTTTGATATTCTACCGTCACGTAGTAACGCCCAGGTAGCGGTTCCCCCGAGACTGACAACGACATTTGGATTAGCTTCATTAATCTCTCTATAAAGTCTGTCGAGTTCTGGGAGAAATTCATCACGGATGTACTTGCCAGATGATAACGGCGGGAGCGCATGACGGACCTCCTTGCGCGGAGCGCATAAGTTGTCGATCTTGTTAGTCGGGCGCGGTCGCAGATTAAAACAGTTGGTCAGAAAGCAATCCGCGCGGCGGATACCAGCCTCGGCCAGCATGGTGTTGAGCTGCCAACCCGCTGGGCCTACGAAGGGACGGCGTTCTCGCTCTTCGTGTTCACCCCAGGCTTCGCCGACGAAGACAATCTTATAGCCCATCGGGCCCTCCCCGGAGTTGGGAAAAATTCAGGTCAACA